TACTATTTAAGTAAAGTCTATCGCTGCCGTTTTGAATCGAAGCGGAAAAAATTTCAGGTTTCATTAATTAATTTTACTCTTCATTGTAGACGATTGCTAATTTAATTCTAATACCTCCTCCGGACTGTAACTGTTGGGGAGTTGATATAGGAGTTCTAAAACGACGTATCGATCCTCCACCGAGAGGGTAGTTTTCTGTAACGTTATGAGGTCGGTCACTGTAGTGTTTAGTATTCGTAGTGTCTGTGTAAACGCTTCCAGCTTGTTGAAAAATCCACAAATCAAATCCATCAGAAAGTCCATCACCGTCGTCATTTTTTACGACTTCAAATGTTGTGTCTGGGATAGACAGTTTTTCATAGCTAAAAGAGCCTAGATTTAAGCCGTTCATGTTATTAGCGCCCAAAAAGGTCTTGGGGTCAGGCCGGGAGCCAGCCTTCCACATTGGGTTTACTATGTCTGGAAGAACAGTATATTTACCTTTATTTATTGAAGCTTCTTTAAATTTAACTCGTACTAAAAACAACCTTTTGTAAAATAGTTTTCCTAAATCAATATTATTGGAGTGTTGTTTATTCCACCCGACTAATTCATCATTGCTCTTCATAGCAACATCGGATTGACCTCCTACGTATATAAGAGTATTGTCTAAATCTATAATCCCTGCTCCGAAAGTTCCATCCGCTAAGTCGTAAGCATTTGATTGGTCTGTGGGGTCGGTCAAGCTTGCTCTGTTAGGGTTAAGTTTTAACATGAAAGTAGCTTCACGTTTCGCGTCATCGTCTCCGAGAGTGACCACAATGCCGTCCTTATCTGGTGTTTGCAGATAATCAAACGTCCCTGCGGGATATAATGATGTATTAGTATATGGATCTTTCCAAAAAGCTATTTTTTTACAACACTTAATAGATTCAATTTCTGTTGTGCCAACGTTAAATTCAGCCCAACCAGCGAAAGCTGTCGATTTGGCTAGAGCTGTTTGAGGTTGATATTCTTTTAAGAAAATTGATGACCCAGCTGTATTTAAGAAAGTCCCATTTTCAACTCCCTCTACTGTATATGTAGAGCTTATTGAAGCTACAGATGTAGAAAAATTGACGTCTACATCAGTAAAAATTTTAGGGGAATTACCGTTATTTAAAAATATTGGTATATCAAGATCTTGATCATCATCTAATACGAAGGCTCTTCTCTTAGATAGATTATCAAAGAAAGCAAAGCTTATATTAATGGTTTGGACTGTCTCATCTGGGTTACTAGTAACTTGCGGAGACAGCGCGAGTGTGAAGTTGTCTGTATCTTCATCATCGCCAAAAAGTTGATACCCTCTGTAAACTGTTAAGTTTTTTCCGGCTGCTAGATTTGGCAAATTTTGCACCACCCCATTGAAAGCTGTAGTATTTAATGACGGGCCAGACACTTTATGTGTGTTATTTAAATTTACAGCAGCGTCTTGCTGTATTTTGAACTTTTCATCATCATCTTGCTGCCGAATGTTTACTACAAATTCTGGAGCTGGAGATGTACTCCCGTTTCCGGTAGTATAATAGTAAACGACACCTTCAGCGTTGTTAAAAAATTTGTCAGCTTCTTCTTCAGTTACAGTAGGGTCTCCATCACTCTTGACAACCTCGTTCATCGTGACTCTAATAACACCATCGTCATCAGGTAGAAAACGAGCTTGTGCCATATACGGATAATTTTGAGATGCTGCGTCTTTATTGGTAAGGTATCTGACTGATGTACTGGTCTGGTTTTTCTTTTGTGCAAAAAACACACCGCTAGGATTCTGTACGTTTACTTCAGTGATATCATAATTTGAATTTATAACCTGCTGATCAAAATTTTCTCCTACAACCTTGTCGTTTTCAACTCTAATAGTATTATTGAATATTTTATTTCTCGCGCTTGTATTGCCATTTTGATCTTGAGCCTCAACTGTTAAATCAAAGTTTCTTAAAGGTAAATAATCTCCATCCCGTATAACTATTCCGCTTGACGGTATTTTGTAGTAAGTTGTATCTGCGTTTATAACGTGTTTTTCATGCCCTTCTGCGTTTGGATAGGTTGCTGCTCTTAAGGTGTCCATTAAGGCTGGAGTATTAATTTCATCCAACAAGGTAAAATTAGGAGCGGGTCCGTAACTCGCGTAACCTGTATATTCAATATATATATAGTTATTTGGGGTATTTCTATTATCTGGTAGAGACGGTTTTCTGAGAGTAAGGCGGTATGTTAAGTCGTCATTCACGTACAAAAGATTGTATCGACCAAAATTCCCTTCTTCGGGAGACGGATCTCCAGCAGGACGGTTGAATATAAGCTCTTGAGCGCTAACTTGCCATGAAAAACTTGGCGTTTCATCTTCAGATAAATAGTCTCTATAAGTGCCATCAGATCCGACATTTCCTATGGGGGTGATATTTGTATTAGCTTCTCTTAAGTGACTTATTCCAATAGCTTGAACTGGGGAATTTAACTGTTCATCTTCAGCTGTTACTGGGTCTATGTAAGATAAAAGACCGTAGCCTATAGTACCTTCATTTGAAACGGGATATATTACGACGTAGTAATCTGTATCTTTTGTTACTAAAACTTCAAATTCAATTCTCTCTCCAATAATTTCGTTCTCGTCGGTTTTGTTAAAATATGAAGAAGCTTCATCTGAAGTGATGACCTTTACTTGATTCTGTCTAACATCTGAATAAGTTTCAGGGGCAACTAAATATGTTATACCTTCCGCGGGAGTAAGACTGGCCCCGTTATTAGTCCAGTCTTTTGTGATTGCTGGATTTGTATTTGTTGCAATTACGCAGACACTGTAAGAGATATTGTCGCTAAAGTTAACAAGGTTATCATCAGCGGTTCTTCTGTAGAGTTGAACTTGTCTTCCCTCGTCGGCGATTTCTATCATATTGCTATAACCAGCCGCAGAAAAATTTATTTTTAGTGTCGTTAGAAGCTGATTCTCTTCTGTGGAATTTTTACCGATAGAAGGGTGATCTTTTTCGACTTCTAAAAGCTGATGGTTATTTTTGATTTCATTATCTAAATTTGTTCCGGGTGCATATGTTTGCCGGGGATAGTTCGTAACAAAGTCTGCTTGAAGGTCGCTAGAATTTGCTAAGCCAAAAATGTCTGCTACAGGAAAATATGGTATAAATTTAGTTGGGTCGACTGTAGAAGCGCTTACAGTATCTATGTCGTCATACTTCCCTGTAGAGTATAACAGCGCAGAAATACTATAGGTTCCTTCGTCTTCTTCTTTTATGTTTATAACTCGATAAGAAGAGGCGTGATTATTTACAAAATTTGGATCATTTTTTGACAAGGGTTCCACAGACCAAATTAAGTTTTCGCCTGAGTAGTAACCCCCCGAATAATCAATTGTTGTTGTTTGTCGAGGGTCAGTTGCATTTGTTACTGCTGTATTTGTATATCCAGTTATAACATAGTTTTCAAAATCTAGTTGATTAGTTTTACCTCCGTAAATTTCTGCTGGATCAGTATTTGTTCCTGTATAAAAATATATTTCGGTACAGACTCCGCTGCCGCTAATCAGTAAGTCTGACCTAAAAGTCCCCGGCGTCCCTATCCCTGTAAAAGTGTGATCTCCATCAAAAATTAAATTTTGAAGCTGAGACCTTCTCAGTACATCATTGCTGTCATCCATGTTTGAATCAACTGTATCGTAGTCATACGTTGGGGTAAGCAGTGACAGTTTATATTTAGTTCCAGCTGTAAAATTTAAAGCTTGATCTATTACTATACTATTATAAGATGAATTACCTTTTACCGTTGCTCCGGGAACGGCGGTTTCTATTAAAGGTCTGACTATATTAGTTCTTCCGCTATATTTTAATGGGTTTCTAGAGTTATCGTAAACAGAAACAATATCGCCGGGTTTCAAATATGCGCCATCAGACCCAGCAGCGAAAGATACTGTTTCAGTTTCTGTCGTTTCGCTTGCCAAAATCCATTTAGCAAATCTCCTAGCTTGGCCTCTACTCGTGCATCCTAGGGCTGTAGTTTCAAGTTCTCTTATGCCGTATCTCCTTACGCCTTCTTCGTCTTCCATGTACTCTACGGCAGGTTGGAACCAATTCTTTTTATCGTTATATCTGACTATAGCGACAGTATGCCGTGCTTTTTTTGACGAGCTAGCAAAAGAAAATGAACCGTCCACGACGTTTGAATTATTAAACTGGTAACTCGGGCTCTTTAAATTATCTTGAACCGCAAAAATACTTCCATTTGTATAATATGAAATACCTCTAAATATAGAAGATAAATCATTTAAGACTTTAAAAGCTTCTTCACGAGAGTTAATTACATAATTTATTGTGAATCTGGGTTCAAAACCACCATAGGTATCATCTACCATCTCATCACAGTACTTAGCTATTTCGTAAAGAACCCACTTATCCACTTCAGATGCGTTAATGTAATCCCCAAGACCGTATAGCGGATTAGTAATTAAATCATAAAAACACCAAGCTGGGTTGTCAGTCCAAAGTTTTTCGTGCCCAAAATTTCCATCCCACATAACTGTTCCGTTTTCATTGGAGCGTGTCCAAGTTTCTGTGGCGGTATTATAAGTAGAGTTTGTTGCTGCTCCCTCTGCTATTCCCTCTTCGAACCCAGCTGCTGAAGTTGGGACCTGACTACTGTCTCCATAACTTTTTAATATCGGGTTATAGTTATTTGGTACTTTTACTTTTAAAAGCTTCGTGTCATATGCTCTTGATGGGATTCGACTGAAAGACCTTGCATCGAATTGAGAATAAACCATGGAAGAGTAAGGGTATCGTAATTTAGTTCCATAGACCTCAACTAGAGAGTCAACAAAAGATGTATTTCTCAAATACGAGGTTAAAGAGTCAGGAGTTATTCTTAGTATCCTAATTCTCCATCCTTCAAAACCTTCTTTATCGCTAAGTCCGCGGTCAGAAAAATCTAATGTAGTAGATCTAATGTAAGGCTCATCTATCTTGCCAAGCACAGTCTCTTCTGCCGCTAATTCCCAATCATCGTCAGATATATTTGATTTTACTACACCTGAAGAAGAATCATCAACTGTTTTAAATCTTTGGTTAAAAACGGGTTGTAAATAAATTTTGTATCTAATAGTTTTCGCTTTTACGTCTCCACGTCCAACCGCTGGTATTTTCTTCTTACTTTTAAAAGACGTTTTACCATCCGGAATATTTTCAAATAAAGCTGAAACTTTTATGTTTACAATTAATTGACTGCATTCTTTATTTAAGATGGTATAGGTTTTAGCGTATTTGTCTATTGGGCCTTTTAGTTGAGCTCTTTGAGTTTTAGTGGGTAAGTTATCCCCTCCTTTTATTTCAGGCCCATATAATCTTTCTCCTATACTCCTGTTAATGGATAGATCCATTATAGTATTAGCATCAACTCCGCCTGAAAAAGATCCATAGCCCGGTAGGTCCGTATTTAAGTTTGGGGTAGAACCGGTAAGCTGACCTTTAACATAGTTAACGTTTATAGACGGAAAATTATATAACCCTTCTTTATCTACCACAGGAACCTCGTTCCAGTATATAGACCGAAGAAATCCCAATTGTGGAAGTGGAGTATTACCGGCATCTCCTGTTGCTGTATAAGGAGTGAATTTAGCTGTTTTGTATCCAGTTATATTAGCGTTTTTAGTATAGTCGTATTCCCCGCTTACGATTCCTTCAATAGGACCTTCAGATACTAAATCTACCACTTCGGCGTATGAACGAGAAGTTACATACTGCGAAGTCCCTCCCCCTTCCGCTGGTACTGCTTGGCCTGCATCTACTTTTACTGCAGCAATGTCTGTAACCGGCTCTCGAGTTTTTCTTTTACTCTTTTTAAAAAAAGGCATACTATACAAACTCCTTTCTTATGTTAATTTTTTTATTCATCTCCGTTCCATTTTGATATGTCCACACTTGCATCAGGGATATTATACAGCAATGTGTTGGACTGGTTACCCCACTGTGGCCCCGGCCTGACGTCTGCGTCTATGTTAACTGTGTCAGCCGCGGATTGTATTACCTGACTTCCTACTAATAACCTTCCATATCCTACAAACACAGGACCGCCTTCTCTAATAGTATTTTCAGGACCGTTAAACAAATAGGATTTTGCCCCACCTTGTTCTATTTCTCGAAAATCTCCAAATTTTGGCATGGGAGTAAGTAGGTTCGTAATACCAGCAGCTATAAGCCCAACACCTCCCATAAACATGGATTGTTGCATAAGGCTTGCGCCTCCTTTGAATACAGCCGCCAGACCACCGGGCATCATTGCAGCGCCTGCAATTAGAGCTATTCCTACTATAATTGGTAAGACGTCATCAGCTCCCTCTATTACCGGCACAATATCTATGGTCTTGAGGTCGCTTTTGTTCATTACTAGTTCAGAGGAAGCTATTCCTTCCAAACTGTTAATATCTTTATCTGTATCATAAAGAAGGTCACGTTGATTAACAAGAACTCTATACTTTATGTTTTTTTGATCATTTTTTATTAAACTTTGGTAAAGTTTCTTAGAGTTTGCTTGTATCCCACCAATAGCTTCTCCAACACTATTGACAGCTAACTTCCATTCAGACTGACCTAACTGCTCAGCTAAGACTCCATGAATTTTTATTTTTGTTAAATTTGACATGCTCTGTAGACTTTTGATATTTTTGCTGCCCTACTATTGGAAAGTTTTTCAATGATAACGTTTTTATTTCTAGGCCTATGAATAATGTTGTTATTTTTTAAATAGATAGCCGCGTGATTTATTTGCTTACCTTTAACCATTTTAAACAACAAAATATCATTTTCTTTCAAGCTTGACTTATCATTAATCTCGTAAACACTTTTATTTAAATTAATTATCTTATTTGCTAAATTTGGCATTTCACTTTGCCATTCAGAATTTCTTTTTTTAGGGTAGTCTATCAAGTCAATACCCAGTTCTTTGTAATAATCTATCACAAAATTATAACAATCTGAAACACCAAACTCAAAAGGCTTGTCATCTATGTAGGTTTTGTTTTTAGATGGATCATGTATTGAAAAGCAGTCTTTAGGTATACTGTATACAATAAAAGGTATGGAGTGGCCTGAGCTATTTAATAGGTCGTGAGGGGAGAATCTTTCCGTGCCACATGGGTGTGAGTGATAAACGGCGATTATTTTACCTTTCGCAGAGGCTTTTATGTAATCTTTTGGGTTTATAGAAAAATGAGAGTTAGGGTTAGGAGAAAAGTTTAAACACTCATAAACCTGAGCTCTTTCTTCATTGGTCAATATAAATCCACAACACTCTTTTGGATTTTCCTTAAGAGCGTGTTTTTTTATTTGGTCTTTTATGCTATCTAGTAATTGCATTAGCCTCCTCCTCGCGATATTTTTTTAGCTGCTGGAAAACCACCAAAAGGTAATTGTCCGACAGGAATTTCACAGTTGCCTCTTCCGGATTTGTTTCTCCAAGCTTTTGCGCCCCATCTAAGTTTGCATCCGGTAATTGATTTTGAACATTCGTCAGCTACCCAAAAGTCTTTATTTGGGGGTGACACTGGTTTTTCACCGGCTGCTCCAGTATTCTGCTTACAAACAAAATAATATTTAACTTTTGTTGTTGCGTCTTCTATGTATACATAATTGCCCACCATGTACTTGTGAGTTATATCGTTGGAAAGGTTCTCTGCCGTAACTGGCACGTCGCTAAATAGGCCTCTATCTTGAAACTTATACTGATCTGAAGTTAGATCGCCTATACTTTCAGAGACTATATCAGCGTCAGAATCGGTAGCTACTGGGCGTGCTTTATCTAGCATTCCAGCATTTGTTGGGTTTCCGTCCTGTTTTAAAGTGGGAACTCCAGCTCTGTTAAGTAAGGGAATTTTTACTCCATCATAATTTGGGAACGTTCCCGGATATCCCTCTTTCTCATCTTCGTATGGATGTTGATACCAGCAGCCCAAGCCTCTATACTGGAAACTGCATTTATCAGCCAAAATTCTTCTTTTAGGTAGTTTTACTCCCTCTAGGTCCAAAATTGAAGTAAGTTGATAGGAAAGGGTGGTTTTGTTTTCATGCTGTTTTCTTTCTATGAAGTATACATCGCTAGGTAAGTAAGCAAAAGGGTCTGGCTCGAACCCTTGTGGAAGCATGTTAGATTCTCTTCCTACTTTTGCTACAGATCTTGAACCAAAATTTACAGCATCTAGAAATTTGGCAAAAGTTCTTCTTCTTGTCACTTTAGCTCCAACGATATCTCCCATTTTTCTTATCTCAAATCTTAACAAAGCCATTTGATCAACGCTATTTTCAGATTGAGAAGTCAGGGATAAAGTGGGTTGGGGGAGCGTACCTTTAGTGGTTATTTCAAATCCGGTAGCTGTAATCGGGGCTGGATAGTATGTCTTACCCTGCCAAACTATATAAGAATTAAAAATTTTTAAATTGTTGTGAAATCTTAAAATCCCGTCGCTAATACCTTGATAATTAGATGATTTAATATTTAAATTTTCAGCATCGGTCTGTAAATTTATATTTTTTTCTTGAGCTATTTGAGACAAGTCAATTTCGAATAATGTGATGGGCGCCGAGGGGGTTAAATTAGAAAGCTCCGCATTTAAAGCTCGGATTGAGTTTTTTGCTTGTGCTATAGTTGGGTCATCGTAATCAGGCATTTTAGTTGTTTATTTCTTGAAAACTTGCTTTTATTGAATGATTTTCGCTAAAGTTAAAGTTAGAGGTAAAACTTAAGCAAATAAATCTTTTATTGTAGTTGGTGGAGTCCGCATAAATATCTGGGATACACTCTGAACTTAGGCAAAAGCTTTCGGTACCTTTTCTAGTTTTTAAAAAGTGGATTATTGCTCGAGCCTCAGAATCATTTCTCATATCGAAGCTGACGTCTAATCTAATTAAATTATTATAGAGACCATCAGAAAATCTTTGGCTATAACCGTTGCCATAGTTTATGGTGTTGACCTTGGGTTGAAATCCTGCTGATAGATTGTAAGAAGGGGTCCAGATAAACTGGGGGACGTCCATTTTTTTTCCATTGTCGTTTCCGTTGTTTATTTTTGTAAACCCTCCCCAAAAAGTACTGTCTGTGATAGCGGTACCATTTGGGACAGTTTTTCTTGCGTAATAATATTTTATTTCAGTGGGGACATCTAAGCCTGTCTCTTTAGTAGCCACGTAAACAATATCATTCTTTACCCACTGGACCGGCGGGGTTCCTTGATGCTCCGGAATATTGTATATGCTTTTTGTTGGCATTTTCCTTGTACCTTTATTATTATAATACACTGAAAAAAGAGTGTAAAATAAAGATAAGGTAATGTTAGGAAGAATTACAAGGGAGGCTGAAAGCCTCACAATCAATGGAAGTGGTATCCAAGGCATTCAATCTGTAAGCGCGAATTATAATTCTAACGCTACAAGGGTTGAAAATCTGGGGATAAACCAGATACAGTACTATCCTCAAGGGCCTCAAGAGGCCATTTTGCAGGTAAATACCTTGCTAACTCATACCTTGAGTCCTTCAGCTCCGGTTACTTCAATGGAAATGATGTATAATTTTACTGGAGATGCGCCATTTAGTGGAGTTGTGGAGTATGGGTCAAAGCAATTTATGTTTACAAAAGGGTATATGGAGACTTATTCAGTGGCGTGTGGGATAGGTCAAATCCCTACTATTTCTACTAGTTCTTCAATTTACGGCCAATTTGGAACAGGTTCTCTTACGGTTCCTGTCGATAATTACCCAAGTCAGATAAACATCCCAAGCTACAGTTCGATGGAGCTAAATTTAGATACCTTCAACACTAATAGGGTTTTGAATTTTGACGTCAGTGTGGCTACTCCCCGTCTTCCGTTGTATGCTCTTGGTGATGATGAGCCTACTGGGGTCATTGCTGGTACTCCAGTTGAGGTAAATGCAAACTTCCAAATCGAAGTAGACGATTATGAAATAAAAAATATGCGCCTGATACCCGATGAGACAGTTTTCAAAAATACCTCAATAGTTTTGAAAAAAAATAATTCAGACATAGAATTAATGAGGTACTCTTTTGATAACATGCTTTTGACATCGGAGTCCTTCTCGGCGAGTAATAGTTCTAACGCGTCAGTGAATTTTAATTTAAGAACTTTCATTTTAAGGTAAAAATAGTGTAATATCAAAAAAGGTTATGGCAAGAGTATTTTACGATAAGGCTCCGGTTGAAATTCAGGTAGGTAACTACAGAGAAACTCTGATAGCGACTGATTGTAGTATCAATTTTAATAACTCACAAGCTCCTGTCTACGCTGTTGGTAAAAAGCGTCCCATTGGACAGTTTCCCGCTGCTGCAAGAGCTGGAGATATATCATTTAACTTTTTAACATCCATAACTGGTACTTTTGATTCTATTGTGGGTGTCTCTACCGCTAAACAAGGAAATATTATTAATTATTTGGCGGATCATATTAAAAACTCAGCAGATTCAGAAGCCAGTGGAGTCACGATTAAGTGTGCGGGAGTTAGCGGAATTGGTTTCTTGAACTCTTATAGTTTTAATACAACTGCTAATAGTATTTCCTCCTCAAGTGCGTCGTTCACACTTTTTGGCTCGGGGAACAACCTTCCTGTTAGTGGTAGATTAAGCGGTGTTTCCGCTGGTGTTGGTATAGGGACTGATAGTGTTAATACTGGAATTGCTCACGGAAGATACACCACAATGCCAACAACTTTAAATACTACGATTTATCAATCTGACGCCGCATTGGGAGAAAGATACGCCACAGGTACAATTTATAGCGCTGATTATTCAATAAGTTTTAATCATTCCCCAATCTACAAAATTGGCCAAGAGTTTCCAACCACAACTTTTTATAATAACGCTTCAGAGTCCGTTAATGTTGCCGAAGACGTATTTAATTCAGGTTTGAAATATAATGAAAGTGCCGAACAGTATGATATTGTGCTCAAAGGCTTAGACCCTAGTAACAATGGAATGTTTGTTCGGATCGAGAAAGCTAAGCAAGTCAGTACTTCTGCAAGTGTCGGTTTAGATGATATTATTCGCACTCAGAAAACTTTAACAGCCGCTTATTAATGTGTTTTATACTTCAAACAATGCTAAGCTCCAGATAAACGGAAACTATATTGTAGCTTCCAATGCTCAAATATCTTTAGAAGCAAACATCCAAGCTAACTACAATTTAAAACAGCGTCATACTCCAAATTTTGCCGCTAGTAACGGTATAGGTGGAAAGCTTGACTTTAAC